TTAAATTTGATTGGGTGAGAGTTCAGGGAACCGCTTGTTGTAATCCCGTAGGAACTCCTTGAAGTGAACCTCCTCGTGTCCGTATTTCTTTGTCAGCCGGAAAAACTCACGGGCTGGCATTGTTGCAATAGGCTTACCCAAGGTCGGGTGCGTCTTGCCTTTTAATTCTGATGCTTCCTTGACGGCTTGGTTGTAGCGTTTCTTTTCAGTCGCTGCTTCTAGCTTAAACCCGTTCTTGATCTCGTTCATAAACGCACGATCAATCTCTCCGTCGGAATACTTCTTGATGTTTGGAATAATAATATCCATAAAAGAAAAGGGCGGGGGCTTTCGCCCCCAACCCTGAATCAATTAGACTAAGCGATTGCTGTAATCTTACCGTGAGCGGCAGGCTGGTAAACACCCAATGTAAGGGCGCAATCAACGTAACCACGCTCACCGCCACCTTGGTTAGGTAGGCGAGTGGATCCCATAGGGATAAGCTCGTGAACACCGTAGTATTCAGGGTTTACGAGGTAGCCACTGTCCTTGTCAGTTGTGTCAGGAGCACAGTCAGGGTTCATATTGATAACGGAAACAATGCCGTGATCGCTTTGGTAGAGGTCAACCGATACCTTGATGGTGGAGCTTCCGCCATCGTAGTTAACGTTGCGGAGGTCGTTCTTACCAGTCTCGAGGACACGAGCGAAGTCACTTACTTCACGACGAAGAGCAGTGTCAGCAATCAACATAAGGTTGTTGCTTGAACCGTTCTCACGGAAGATCGAAGTGATCAAGTCGTTAAGAGTATCCTCAGAGAAAGCACCAGTGTCGTGAATGCTAGCAGCAGGAGTCTTGTATCCAGCAGGAACAAGAGAATCGGGAGCACCATCGCTGATGAAAGCACCAAGACCAGCCATACGGTAAGCAGTGTCGGTGCCGTTTTCAGCAGCACGAGCTTGACCACCGCAAAGGGTTGCCTCGATGTCACGTTTTAGTTCACGAATAGCTTTTGCTTCAGCTTGTGCGATCTTAGCAGGACCTACGCTGTCAACAGCTTCTTGCAGGTCAGAAACCTGGAAGTCACGGCGGAACTTTTGAACGTAGTTACCAAGGCGAGCACGGCCAGAGAACTTGTCGGTGAAGGACGATACGTCAGCACCCTCACGGATACCGTCAGTGCTTGGAGCCGAAAGGCTGTCAACAGTCCACTCTACGAAAGTAGCGTTTGCTTTGGACTTGTTCGCAGAAGAAAGAACAGGTGTTTCTTCAGGAGCAAGAATAGTGAGAACGTCTGTGAGATCCTCGCGGTTGGATACACCAGAGCCAGGATTTGTTGTGTCATATGTATTTGAGAATGCCATAATATTTTATGAGTTATTTGTTAATAAGTTCGGGAACTATCGTCCCATTTTTAATTTTCGAAGTTCGGCAAAATCGCGTGCACTACCCGACTCTCTAAACCTGGCTTCCAATTCCTTGATAGCCTTGGCGGTTCTTGTTGCAGTCTTTTCTGGCTTTGCCGAGGAAGGTGTTCCCATCTTTGACGGGTTTAGAACAGGTGACGCTTTCTTAGTCTCTACTGGCTTACGCCCGTAAATGCTATTCGTAGCGTGAGCAAACCAATAGTCCAGTTGTGCCGCTACATCGGGGGCTTCACGTTTAATAACTTTCTTTAGTTTCTTAAAACGATCATCTCCAACAGTAGCCTCGAACTGTTTGCGTAAGTCATTGTCCTCGCCCTCTAGCCAACTAAGTTCTTGTCTAGCACGATCAGAGAAGGACTCAGCTAACTGTTCCCCTTGAATCTGTGCTTGAACCTTGTTTAGCTGATCGGGGAGATAAGTCTTCTGTGCCTTACGAGCTTTTAACAAAGCTTGTCGCACATCCTTCTTAGTCCACTCCTTGCCCTCAACTTCGGTTACTACATCATCTGCTGCGTAGCCATCGCTTTCAAATAAAATATCCTCAGCCCACTCGACAACTTGTTCGACTTCAACCGCTTTACTTTGCAACTTATCGACTGAGTCGAGGTTACCGTAGGGGTTGTTGTCTACTTTTTTAGTTTCCAACGGGTTAGGTTTTTCTTGTAGCTTGGCTTCCATCTGAGCAAGTCGTTCTTCAGCGGCCGTACGCGTTGCAGTCGATGCTCCGAATCGCGCTACAGCACGGCTACCTAACTTGTCAGCTAGCTCACGCAAATCATCCTCGGACATTTCGTCCAGGTCCAACTGTGAAAGAACATCTTCGGATCCCTCTGTTTCTTCAGTTGCTTCCCCTTCGGTTTCTTCCGTTTCCACCGATTGCTCGGTTTCCTCTTCTGGCACCTCTGCGGTTGCATCCTCTGGAACGTCTGCTTCGGAGTCCGAAGTTCCGATCTCAGGGACATCTTGTCCTTGAGTCATTCCTCCAAGCCTTCGAGCGGCGAGATCCGCGACGGATATATTAGTATTGTCCACTGAACTTTGGTCTGCCTCAGCGTTAGCAGTTGCGATTTTGTCTGTCATATAGTTACCCACTCATTAACGCCGAGCGATGGCGATGGGTGGATTATAACACACTGCCTTACAAGCGTCTTACAACTGATCTGCGTGACGCTTCTTGAGGGATTCCCAGTCTACGAACTGAAGGATCTGGTCGTATGTAATTATACGGCCGGACACTTGTTGCAAAGTGTCACTCGATGCTTCGTGCATTTCGCTGATCGTCTCCTCACGTAGTTCGTGAATAGTCTTAATGAAACGAGCAAAGGTTTCGTGATTGTGTAAAGCTTGTAGGTCTTCCTGTATATTCATATTACTTAATGATTGATTCTACTAAACCGACAGTGCGGGGTCCACGGCTTTTAACATCCTTATACCAGTCGCTATCTACCATTTCTCTAGCTACCTTAGAGTAGTCGTCCACATCTAGGCCTTCTTTCATCTTCTCAAACTTCTGAAGCTTAGTTAATCCTAAGTTGAAAGACATATCAACAAGTGCCTTCTTAACTGGTTCGGGTCGCCTTGCGAACCCAGGGTCATACTGCTGGGCGTCCTTGAACGCCTGAGTTAAGCTTCGGTTATACAGGCTTTTGATTTGTTTGTCACTTAGTGGCTTTCCCCTCAAAACTTCCTGTAAGTCGATTCCCTCTTCTCTGAGGAACCGTTGATTCATAGGTTCCTTGAGGCTAAGGCCTACGCCTACGGTGGGATTTCCCTTGCTGTCTCGGTAGACCTTTGGGCGGTAGCCCTCGTTCTCTACCATCATTGAGAAGTATTCCTTCGCCCGCTTATCCTTGACTCTGCTAATTGCGTATTCTGCTGGTGTCATTATATATTTTGCGTTTCAATTTCGCCCACTTGAGCTGGTGCTGTTCCTACACGACCAATCTGAGCATTCTGAGCTTGTTGCATCTGGAAGGTGTATTGACCTTGATACTTCTGCAATCTAGCTGCAAATGCTGGGTCAGTCTGCAATCTTTGAGCAATGTCAGGTTGTTGGACGTATTGTTGAATGATTTGAATCGCAATCTGAGCACCTGCTTGGCGAGCGGGCATTTCAATGCCTGCGAAGATTTTAGATAGATCATCCGTTACTTGTTTGACCACTTCTTCTTGCGCAGTCTCTACTGGCTGTAGGACAGCATCTGCCATCACTGGGTCGATGCTTGTAGCAATGATATCCAGTAGCGAATCGAGGTTCAGTCGGTTGTTGGAGTTCAACTGATTGAGGGCAACGAACTGCTTTGTCTTAGCCTCTACGGTATCTGGGTCAGTATTCTGGACATCGAAGTTAATCATTATGTCAAAGTTCTCGTCCGCATCGCCCTTGCTTAGAACTTGAGGATCCGGGATTCCAGTTACTCGGAAGAAGATTTCGTCTGGTCCGAATCGCTGGAAGCACTTGAATGCCATACGGAGAACCTCTGCGGTATGGCTAAGGAACTTGTCTACTAAGAACTGTTTGCGGATTTGGCTAATGCTACCCTCTTCGTCTAGTCCAACCAATCGGTCAGCTAGGCTTAGTAGCGTAGACTCCATTTCGACGGAGCCTGTAGGCGAAGGAGGAGTAGGCGCAAAGTCCAGATCTCCCTTACGGCGATATGGAATCATACGGCCTGGTCCCCAATCTGTAGGTGCCTGACCTACGGGATGAAGAATCGGAGGTAGAGTCGCTAGGCTATTCCTGTCAACTCTGGAGTCACGCTCCACTTTTACTTGGTTCTGTAAGCCACGAAGTAGCGAAGGAACGGTTAGGGTATCGTATAAACGCTTGCTGTCCTCGGAAAGCTTGGTGACCACAACGGGGTAGTCCTCATAGCCGTTAAGCAGTTCAAACTTAGCATACCCCTGAGTGGTGTCGTCCCCGTCAAACTCCCTGTGGAATACCGTGCAGTAAATGCCCTCGGCACCGTCCTCTTGGTCAACTAGACGCTGGTATCCATAGCAGATCTCGATAAGCTCTTCCGCTTCGTAGGCATTGTCGGTAAGACCGATGTTCCGGCCACCTTCTTGCTCACGCTCGATGGAGTCAATGTTTACGCCCCGATACTTGTCGATCACTAGCTCAACAAAGTCTTCGTCCCACCCGTCTGTAATTACCTTGTTCTCAAGTTCCTGCGGGGTGTAGTAAGTCCGCCAGAAGCAGTAAGGAGAACGCTGGGGGTCTGTTACATAAGGAGGGAAGAAGAAGTCCCCATCGGGGGCTAACGTCTTAACGTCAGGAGCATTGACCTGTCGTCTGACAATTGGTAACTCGGCTACGCCGTTCTTACGCAAGTCCTTGAGTGCCTTCTTGGCACGCTTCTTGTTCGTTCCCTCGAAAGTAGCTTGTAGCAAGGCGATGAGTGATTCGTCGTCATTACCTTCCTGGATAGCTACCGCTACCTCTGGGCTGACTTGTCCAATCTGATTGATGTCCAGTTCTTGCAGGAACCGTCGATCCTCTCGTTGCCATCCGACATACGTTATCAGTATACCTCGCTCAAGCAAATAGTTAGCACCCAACTCCATTTCTCGGTAGAAACGAGGGATGTATCCCGAAGTGACCATCCACTTCATAAATCCTGATACTACACGACTGCGGGCGATATCGCCGCTTTCTACTGGGAAAGCCCTGACGTTGGCACGATTAAGGGATGCCATAAACAGAGACACTAGCCTAGTGATTCTTTCGTCAATTACGTGACACTCCATATCGGACGCTCCCTCCCAAGGGAAAGCGTCGGCACCGTGCTTGCGGTGGTCACGGCTCTTGCCTGGCCACCAGTTCCGTCTATCGTCGTAGCTCGTGCGACAGAGATCAAAGTATGACTCCAGTTCTGTTACGGTCTGGTCGTAAGCGTAACGTAGTGTTTTAATATCGGGTTCGTCCTGAACGTAGGTCAAGGACTCAGAAATAGAATCATTCGTCATCTTGTAGTGTAAGTCGTTTGCGTATAGATTTTAATAATCGAATAGTGTAAGTCGATGATACTCCTATTGTATCACATAGGTCATCATTTGTCATTGGTATACGACTTTGATGCAATACGTGCCTACGAAGTATCTCCCAACTGGCTAGTCGTTCGGCTTGCTCGTTGCACCACTTACGGTCTGTAGTGATGTCTCGCTCCTCCTCTTGGGCAGTGTGATTACTTAACATAGCGGTAGCTGATACCCTTTGTGTCCTCAATGGCTTCAAAGGTGATCACCTTCCCGACCATATGCCCTCTCGATTTACTGGGTATCAATACTGGAACACGTTTCCCTATCTCGTTGGCGTAGACGTAGTTATACCTCCCGTTTGGACACTCACTTAAGACCTTGCCAATGAAGTGTTTAGGTATGATCTCTTCGATCATAAACGAGTCTTCTAGTATAGCAGCTCCCTCTTCATTGACCCAAGTGTTCTTGCCTTTTCCAGTAAGGAAGCCCTCTGGAAGTTTCTCTTGGGCGATTCTCATAGCTTCATCGAACTCAACCTCTTGTTCTTCAGCGATTTGTGTAAGTTTCTTCTTTGGCATTAGTATCCTCCTTGTGCTCGGTTAGTAGTTTGCATTACATTGGAAGAGAAGAAGTCTGGCCCTTCGCCTCCGTTCGACATCCGCAGATAGCGGATAACGTCGAAAAAATCCTTTAGTGGTTCATCACGTTTACCGTTTGAGTTATAGTTAATTAAGCTGTCGATAAGGTTTCCGCAGTCCCTGTGGATGTAGCATAGAGGTCTGTTTGCTTGGTCTACCTCTACGTTGGGGTTGTAAGTAAACCAGTCGTCAAGGGCAGCAATGCCCTGCTCTTCCATTACACCACTCGAGGGAATGAAGCTTAGACCGAAGTCATAGAACGAAGTGAAGAGGTCGTCGTTGTTCTCGTTTTCCTTAGCGAAGAACCTAGAGTCCCCTATCCTTTCGGTAATCTCGATGCCCAGGTCTTCCTCGATTTCCTTGAAGAGTTCGCAGTATCCCTCTACGTTGAGTCCAGTCTTCTTGGCTGCAGGCCCGTATTTCCACTTAGGATCCCCGAACAGTGCCCACTCGCCGTAGGTGTCCCTGTCTGGCCACTCCTTGCGGATGTATACCTCACCCTCCTCGTTTACTCCAGCCCAGATGCAGGTATAGTTCCTAGCACCTGCGGGGTCTACTACCTGATAGCAAGTGAACTTCGACTTATCCGAAATGTCCGGGAACGTCATCTCGTATTTATTCGGCTCTTCGGAAAGCACATTTACTTCGGTATTGAAGTAAGGAAGTAAGGCGTTAGCCGATTTAACTGGTAGACCATAAGCCCGAACCTTTACCTCGTCATCTGGTCTTCCTGCTAGGTCTTTAGCAATACGCTCGTAACCACCGAATGGGTTCTCGTCCGAATGCAGGTAAACAACAGCGGCATCCCGACTTGGGCTGTATTGCCGTATAGGTAGTTGTTTGTTATTAAGCAAGGCCGCAGGCCTTGTCTCTAGGGTTTCCGCAGCCTTGAGGTAGTCGGATATAAAGGGCGTATATCCGTCAATAGGCGTAAAGCCTATGACCATCTTAGAGTTACGTGTAGCTAGTCGAAATCTTAAAGTGTTAACCAGCGCAGCATCTCCTAGGTATTCATCGAGCCAAGCACCTATGTTGGACTCAACTCCAGCATTGATGGCTTTGCTCCTAAATCCGAACTCGAATCCCTCTAGGATCGTAGGGTTGTTGCTGAACTGAGTATAAGTCTTGAAGTCCACGCGAGTCCTAGTGTCGGGGAATACAAAGGAGCTACCGGTAAACCCGTTCTGCATAGAGTAGTTGATATACCCGTCTATGCTCTTAGTCTTCTTCTTGAACTCCTTGGGCATCATTTCCCAAATAGCTGGCTGTTGCACCTTTATAGAAGTGTCAGCATTCTGGGAGAAACACACGATGTGACCATCGTTGTTCTTACTGACGGCATCCATTATCTGCTTGGCGCATCCAGTCGTCTTGCCGCTACGATTCCCACCTAGGGCTAGAACCTCGTTGTATTCCAAGAAGGAGTCCGATATACGTTTCCACCCTGGGAGGTCAAACCCATACCGCAGGGGATCCTCGTTGGACGCTTGTATGCGTCCCTCGTGCGCCCTGTGCAGAGCCTCAAGTAGCTTAGGATCGGACTCTCCTAGTAGGACTATCTCCTCATCCGTAGGGGACTGAAGGATGGGGTGCTCTGTGAACGTAATAGGCATTGGCTAGATTACAGTAGGACTACACGTATTCATACTCATCTCCGTCATCCTCCCACTCATCCTCGTCTTCCTCTTCGTCCCAGATGAACTCAACGTCATCCATTTCGGTATTCAAGTCCTCTAGGGCTTCCCGCATTAGCATCTTACCTACACGGAAGTTAGTATAGTCAAAGAAGATCTCGCCGTCTTCGTCAGAGACGATGAAGCAGAAGCTGTGAAAGTGCTCTCCGAGTATCCCCCGCACTTGGTCATATATTTCATCCATATCGTATTCCTGGCTACTCATAATCTATTTCTCCTTGGTTTTAGGTTGTTCTGTCCTAGGAGAAGAAGGCTTCTTGCTCCAGTCAATATCGTCGTAGTTCTCCCGCTGTTTAGCGGCGTTGTGTCCCTTACGGGGTGCGCATCCTTTTCCCATATTAAATGTATTTGTTTTTTAGGTCTTCTATAATTAGCAAAAGTGTGTCCCTATGATCCCTCAAGGACTCATAGTGGTAATCCAGAACTGCTTCTAGGGATTCTATATTCTCTTGGGATTCCTCTAGGGAATCACTAAGTATCCAGATAGCTACTGAGGATATTACCATATAGGCAACGATTATAGTGCTCCTCATTATTCCGAACAATCTTCTATGACTTCCGCTTCTTCAGCTTGTTTAAGTTTCTCGATTCTCTCCCTAGCGGCTTTGATGGTTTCCTCATAGTCCTCTTGTGTAATGACTTGTCGCTCTTCTGTGATAGCACTCGCCTCACCCCTTGAGGTCATAGCCTCACGGAAGGAGTTAGCCTTGGCTATAGATAGCTCCTTTAGATCCTTGAACCCCACCTCGAAGTCCTCCTCGGTGTCCATCCTGTCACGAACCTTTTCTATCAAATCCTCCTCCAAGGAGGATATGTTAAGGTAATTCTTAGCAGATATCTTCCCAGCTACCTCCCGCAGTCTGCCTAGATGGTCTGCGTAATCCACCAGAACATTGAGCACAGTCTGCCTTGAGAACTTGTATTTCCGCACAAGAGCCGTCTGGCTCGTCCCCTTGCTGTAGAGATACAGTAACTTAGCTACCTTCTGGGGATCATACAACGAGAGGCTCTTGACCTGTTGTAGCTGCTTAATGTCCACTACGGAGTCAATAGCATTGGAGATCTCCTCCATTAGCTCTTCCTTGTCGTCCGGGATGTCTTCCATAAGTCTAATATTTGTCGCCCTAGCATAGGGATGTCAACTATAAAATAACACATATAATTGCATTTCAACTTGACTAATGAAGTAACCTATGTGATATAATACGAAAATAGTCAGGAGGTAAACCCTTTAAGGGCGAAAACGATCTCCGAGGATAGCCACTCGTAGGACACTAAACTACAAGGCACTGTGCCAGGATTAACGACTCTTGGGAACAAGGGTCTACCACGCACAGTATAGGTTGTCTCCCCTGAAGTTGCGTGAAGGGATACATAAAATATATGCCTGTAACTTACGGATAACTCTTCGATAATACCTAGTCCGACATTAGTCTACGTTACAGCTGCTTTGCATATGGCGAAGCTGTATCTGCTTAACACTTGCTGAAATGAACAGCCCCTAGGCTGTGTTCGTGCAGGTGTATAACTGTATATAACTCGCAGGGCAGGAGTCGGCTTGAGGCCTCACCTGCGTAAACCCTTGAGTATCAGTTTTTTTTGAGGCGCAGTTTATGTATATATAATACAGTTTGCCGATGAAGTTTCGGATACCCCCTCCCCTGTTTTTCTGGAATCGAAATCCTGGTTAGCATCGTATCCAAAATTTGGATACATTCGATTGTATCCAGCATATGGATACACGTGCTTGTATTCACATTGTCGATACACCGTATTCACATTGTCGATACGCTGTAGTGAAAACTTGGATACACGGATCTGTCGTTAAAACTTGGATACATTGTAGTTAAAACTTGGATACATTCGTCTGTAGTTGAAATCCGGATACGTGATAGCGGATTTTTTTTGACGAGATCGCAT